AAAGCAGATTCTTTTTCTGTTAACTATGTAAAAACTCCTATACAAATCCCATTTCCAAGTGGAGCAGATCCTGAAATTATTGATTTAGGACAGATTAGACCTACTGTTACAATAAGTGGGATAGTGGACACAACTGCACCGGGCTCTTCAGAAAATGTAACAGGTCCAACTAGAAACAGCAGCCAAGTATACACTGTGCCTAGTAAAGAAGAATTAGAAGACTTTGTTACAACTAAATTTTATGACCCATCAGACTCTAAAGTAGAAATAATGGTATCTGATGGTTCAAGCACACCTGTTGCAGCTTATGAAGGAGCAATATCTCAAGCAAGATTTGATGTCGCACCTGCTACAGAAGATAGATTTTCGTTTACTATGGTGTTTGTAACTAAAAAAAGGAAAGATAGTTAATGACTAATCCAGTAGTATTTAGACCGTCAAAAGCATATGTCTTTATGAAAGTAGCTCAAATTAATGATACAGGAGCTATTACTTCAAACACAGCGGCTACTGCTATGACTGTTGATGCAGGGCATAGATTGGAAGTAGGCATGGACGTATTAATTGAAGATGAATGTGTTAAAGTTACAGCAATAGATACGAGCTCTCACGAAATAACTATAAATAGAGCAGAGGTAACTCACACATCTGCAACCACTACGACTGCAGCAACCCATGCTAATGATACACCTATATTTGCATGGTCAGAATTAGTAGATAGTAATAACACCCCTTTAGTACAAAGCTTTTCAATTATAGATGATTTATATAAACCACGAATGCTTCAAATGAGTTTAGGCAATCCATTTAGTGGTGCTATAAACACCTCTGGAATTTTAGAGGGTGTTATAAAACAAGGGGTGCCAATAAAAATAGAAGAAGGTGAAAATCATAGTATTTTATTTACTGGTAAAATAAGTAGTGTAACTAGACAACAAAGTGGTGGTGAAGGTAATACCATGAAAATTACTGCTTACGATAACTTATTTGAATTAGCTAGAACTAAAATAGGTGGAGACTCTGCTACAATAAATGTAGAAGATGCAAGTGGATCTAATGCAGATTTAGGATCTGATAAAAAACTTTCTGCAGCAATTAAATTTTTAATTAAAAAGTTTCAATTTGGTGGTTCTGGTTCAGCTACAGATGGTGAGGAAGTAAATACAACTACAACTGAACCAGTGAGTGGCAGTGAAAAGAGATTTCAAGATAGTATAGATGATATTATGAACACGACTAGAAACTCAAAAATTACTTTCGGATCTTCTGATATAACTGTTTTATACGCTTTAAAAAGACTGGCTTCAGGTGATAGGATTGTACGAGGCAAGTTTGGATATATTTTTTACAACGATCCAAACATCACAAGTTTTTCTACTGCTAGTAACCCGGCTCAAATGTTTAATTATTTTCCAGCTGGTTTTATGCCCGCCCAAGATCAAAGTAGTATAGGTGAACTTGGTAGAACTGCTGCAACAGGATTTTTTAATGTACATAATTATGGTACTACTAATACAAATAATGATGGGTTTACTAGACAAATGAAACCGGGAGCAGCTTTTGATTTAATTAAGGGTGAAACTTTAACTGAAATACGAGCAAGATTTAGAGATCCTCTATCAGGGACGATGAGGGAGACGACATTTGAATTATTTCATTGGAAATCACAAAGTATATCTACTGCTCATGCAGCAACAAGATATGGAGGTAAAGCTATTCTTAACGAACCTTTTGACATCACAGGACTGTATGGAGTAGAGGATGTTAACAGAACATCTGTAGCAGATCGTGCAAGCCACTCTGCTAGAGTTGTTGACAGTAGTAATAATATAATTGGATACGTTCAATTTCAACCACAAACTGCAAGTTCTAGATCAGATGGGGATGGAGTAATGATATTAAGCGGGTCAGATATAGCGACAGCAGGTGTTGGTGTGTCAGCAGGACAACAATTATTTTTTGATAACGCAAGTTCAGGGGATAGTATAACTTTATGTGACAATGATGATGTAGAAAGTGAGTTCCCATTTAGACCACAAGCAGTAGCTAAAGAAAGACAAATTGCTAGAATGGATTTTGGAACTAGTGTTAATTCTAATGATATTAGAGCGGCAATAGCATCTAGGTTTGCTCAAAAGGGTAGGCAAAAAATGAGGGGTAGATTTCAAATAGATGGTAAATATCCTTTTCAAAGTATAGACACACAAATTACAGGAGATGATTCTATAACAACAAGCTCTGCTGGAGAAAAAACTAAGGTAGTGCTTGTGGATAATAGCATGGATACTGGTAGTGCTGCTAATGCCCAAATACTATTTGACAATACAGGATCAGGAGTAACTTCATACGAAGCCTTTGGATTAAGAGCGGGACACACTATAAATAAATTAACGGGTGAAAATGGCACGTCTAGTGATACTTACGGATATTTAGAAAAAGTAACAGAAAAAGAATTAACATTTTTAATTACAACTGGAAGCATTTCTACAAACGATTATATTAGAGTTAATGTTCCTGTAAGAGCTGGACATAATATTACTGTACAATCATTTCCACATAAAATAGGGACTGCAGGCACTAATGTTGCTGGATCAGCATTGGTTACGTCAATAGAATATACGGAAACAGGTAGTAGAGCATACACCCATATTGAAACTTTAGCTCATAATAGTCAAGAAACACAAGATATTGTTTCCCAAGCTAAGCCTAATCTTGGTGATTTAGATGAACAAACTGATGATGATTTCGGTGGACTTCCATATGGATTTGAAGCAACACCACATTTTACTGGTAAATTTACTCCGGGAGATACAGCAGGGAACGACACGGATAAAGCATACAGTTATAGTTCCGGTAGTCTATATATAAGAGGTCAAGTATTTTCAATAGCAGCTGATGATAGTGATAATGGATCTGTAGGACTTGGTACAACACTCAATGTTACAGACGCTGACGCAGATGGTGAACCTAATACTAGAGCAGTGCTTTACTTTGAGCCCTCACGTTCTACTACAAAATTTATTATTGAAAATGAAGATACGTTTGAACAAAGAAACGCAGCAGAAGGTAGAACAGCCGCTGGTAATTTACGAGCTCCTGTGGGTATAAATAGAATATTATTAGGATATCTTTATGGATCACCTTCAGGAGATACAGCGATACTTACGCCTGTTAATGATTTTACATATGGAAAAGCTAATCAAGCTGATTATAATACAAGCACCCCAAGTACTGATACAGGTCCAAAAATAAACCCACAAATTAGCCCCAATCAATATGGACCAGTAATAAATGGTAACTGGATTCCAGCTATAAATGATCAGTATGATTTAGGTAAAAGTGCTGGTGGTGTAAATAGAAGATGGGACGATGTACACGCTACAAACGGGACTATTCAAACATCTGATATTAGAGATAAAGAAGAAATACAGCCAATGCAATTAGGTTTGGAGTTTATAAAAGATTTAAATCCTGTTACATACAAATGGAAAAAAAAGAAAGAACATAAACTTGATCAAGTGCATTATGGAATAATAGCTCAAGAAACACTCGAAGCTTTGAAAAAATACGGTATAGACTCTAATGAAGACTTTGGGGGTATAACGGGTAATGATGAGGATCACTACGGGGCTAGATATACAGAGTTTGTAGCTATTCTAATAAAAGCTGTGCAAGAGTTATCTGATGAAATAGATAAACTAAAAAATGAAGGCGAAGAATAAAGTAGTTAGACTGCGTAAAAACAACCCCTTCATGTCTATATCTGAAATTGCAAGACAAGTAGGGATAGATGTATCGTATGCACGCAGAGTTTTAATTAAAAATAATCTACCAACAAAGGTCTCTAAACCTAAACCTGTGGTATACTGTAAAGTATGTAGAGAGATAACTACGGACCGTGGCGGAATACATAAAGATAAGTGTAGATTTAAATGGAACAGAGTTAAATTAACATGTTATTTCTGTAGAGTACCTTTTTACAGAAGTCGTAAAAGAGTTATGCAGGGATATAGATTAAAATTGAAAAATGTTTATTGCACACAAGCGTGTTATCAAGCATACAGAAAGTATAAAAAAAATGGAAATCAATGACGATTTAATATTACAATGGGAACCAAAGATAAATAAGATGTTATCTAACATTTATATTCAAGGATATGATCGAGATGACCTTGCCCAAGAGCTTAGATTAATAGTTCTAAAAGCTGCGAAACTATATAAACCAAATAGAAACGCAATATTCCATACTTATTTACACACAGCTATGGTAAATAGGCTCAAAACACTGTGGATGCAAGCTAGTAAAAAACTTCATGGGCAAAGTTTAGACGCTACAACAAGTGACTCTGATGGGGAAAATAGTTTTAAATTAAGTGACTTTGTAAAACAATTAGATGAAAACTTAGATGAAGTAGAATTTATAGATTATTTAGAGTCTTTAGATTTAGATAAGGGTGAGAAACAGTTTTTAAAAGATAAATTTATGAATAGGACTATGAAGGACATAGAACAGAACTTGAAACAGCTATCTAGTGTAACTACTACCAATGGTGAAGAAAGTGTGGTAAACTATTCCATATACAAAGTGAAAAAATCTTTGAGAAACAAAATTAACGAAGAGAAATAGTATTGGAAAACTTTAATTTTATAGAGTCCGCAGTCATTTTTGGATTGTGTGATGCGGGTAATTATAAACAATTTACTTACAGTCCTAAAGACTTTGCTGAACATGGCAAAGCATATGAGTTTATACAATCGTATATAGATGATTACAAAGATTTCCCCACAGTAGAAGTATTAAAAGAAAAATTTGACTCTTTAAAACTAGACGCACAATCAGTAAACTTTAATTATGCACTGAATGAGTTTAGTAAACAGGTTATGTTTAGGCACATTATATCTGTGTTTCAAGATAATAAACCCTTATTGACTGACAATCCTAAAAAAGCATTAGGATCTATAATGGATAATTTAAATGATATTGAAATACTACATGATTCAGATGTAAACCAATACGATACAGGGGATCTAGATAGATACGAGGAATGGAAAAAAAGAAGTTCTGTTAGACGAATGGGTGATGGTATGATAGGGATTAGAACACCTTTCCATTTGATTAACTCTACAGGTGTGGGATGGCAGAAGGGTGATTTGATCACTGCATATGCTAGACCTACAGTTGGAAAGACATGGTTATGTTGTAAATTAGCTTCAGATGCAATCCTTAGTGGTTATAAAACTTTATTAGTATCTACTGAAATGCCTGTATCATCGATTTCTTTAAGGATGGATGTGCTATTAGCACACTCTCAAGGCTATGATTTATCACATACAGCACTTAGAACTGGGCACAGTATTGATGAAGAAACATATAAAAAGTTTTTACAAGAAACTAACTTTAAAAATTTACTAGTGTGTGATCACATTAGTGGGGAAGATAGCATATCCTTACCAAGTATAACTAACTTAGTGCGTAAGTATAAGCCTGATGTTTTGATTATTGATGGTGTATATTTAATATCAACACAAGATAGAAACAAAGCGGCATGGGAGCAATCACACTCACTATTTTATGGTCTAAAGACAATGGCATTATCAACTAATACCACTGTTATAGCATCAACTCAAGCAACGAGGGATGCCGCTAATATGTATACACAACCTACAGCTAGTCAAGTTGCGTTTGGAGATGCTCTAATCAGGGCATCAGATGTGGCGATATCTATGTGTATGGTTGAAGAAGAACCTAAATTAAGAGAAATAGCATTCCAAAAATATCGGGATGGGGACTTAGGTGGTAGGGATACGCAATTTGTATGGGATGTTGACAAAGGTAGAATAGAGGAGGACAATGAGTCGTTTATCTAATAAATTTAAATGTGGTAAGTGTTCTGCAAACGGCACTTTAAAAGTAGGGATTACTATTATTGATCCTAATTCACTATTGTTAAAACCAGTTTTAGGATTAGTAAAAAATGATCCATACTGTTTTCAGTGTGGCATGACATTCCCTGAAGGGTTTTGGAGAGAAAAAGATGGTTTTATATACAGAATACAAAAGAAGTAACGTGGATTGGGCAACAGCATTAACGGACATTGGATTATCTATCCCTGTAGGAGATAGTCAAATATCTATATTATGCCCTTTTCATCAAGATACTACAGAATCATGCTCTATAAATATAGAAAAAGGTGTTTGGATATGTTTTGCAGGATGTGGGCAGGGACATCTTAAGGGGTTTATAGCAGATTATAAAGGCTGGTCTTATCAACAAGTGCGTGATTTCTTAGACAACTACAAAGGGAACTATAAAGATGACCTATTTGATTTTACTATAGTTGAAGAAGATAAACAATTACCTGAAGTAGAAATACCTTATACATTAGGAGCTGTGCCACCATGGATATTTAGTAGAGACTTTACTAAAAAAAGCATGAGAAAGTGGCAGTGCGGTGTAACAAGTAGGAATGGTCTTGTGCTACCAATGGTTGATAAAGATGAGAGAACTGTAGGATGGGCGATTAGACAAGAAAAGGCTATCCCTAAATATTTATATTCTAGAGGACTACAGAAATCAAAGATATTGTATGGGCAGCACTTGATTACTCCATCAGATACACTGTGTGTTACTGAGGGTCCTTTGGATACAATGTGGTTAGACCAGTTAGGATTTAAATCTGTGGCTATATTGGGTGCGATCATGTCAAGGAAACAACAAGAATTGTTATTGACATTACCTGTAAAAGAGATTATACTATGTTTAGATAATGATAAGGCTGGGACGATTGGCAGAGATAAAGCATTAGATATGTTACGTGGTAAAATAACATTATCATACATCAAAATTCCTAGTGAATACAAAGATGTGCAGGATATCAGATCTTATGATATACTAAAAAATGTAATAAACAATAGACGATACTGGTAAGGAGGATACATGTCTGGAATCAGTATGATACAAAACAATATAAACAGTAGGACTACACGAACTTTAAACACTGAAAGTAGTGGTAAAGAAATTTGGTTGAAGGACGGAGATCAAGTATTTATGAAGTCTATCGCATCAGGCGATGAAGGCGATATATTTTTAGATGAGTTTTTCGTATACGAGTTTCAAAGTGGTGTGGATAAAAGCTGGAAAAGCGTATTAGTAGTCGATGGAGAACCTGTCGATGACGTGCCAAGTGAAGCTATGTATTGGGAAGATAACGGTAAAAGAAAACTCCCTAGACACAAATTTGCACTATGGGTGTACGTTACTGAGATCTTACATGCAGAAAAACGTGAAGACTCTTGGGAAGAAATTACTAGCCCTACAGGTAATACACTTTATAAAGAAGTTGTTAATGACTTTAAAGTAATGACATTATCTTTTGGTGCTAATAATATAAACTGGAATCAATTAGTAGACATATATGGGGACAATGGTGCTCTTAATAAGTCTGTAATTAGAGTAAAAAGAAGAGGTGCTAGTTTAGATACTACTTATACTATCACATCTACTAATGGTAGCATTGAACTACCAGAAGATAAACAAGCAGAGGTGGCTAACCTCACACCGATCAAAGAGTATGTAGCTCAAAGATACGGTAAATTTGAAGCATCTGACACATCCGTACCTGCTAATGCAGTTACAGTGGATGATGAAGATGACGATATGCCCTTTTAATGGGGACCTCCATAACTATGCAGCCCTCAGTTGATGTCCTACTGGGGGTTGCGACTAATCCAATGATAGTAACATCCGACACATTCCAGAAAACTATAGATTTATTTAATAAGTCAACTAGCACAGAGTGGATTATTGACGTTGAGACTAATGGATTAAATCCTTATGACATGCATCAACTGTGTGGTATAGGGATTTCTACCACAAATAATAGTGATGACATATATTACTTTCCATTTAGACATCAATCAGATGAACCTAATTTATCTCAACTTGATTTGTATAAACTTGCAGAGTGTATAAACGCTAAATGTAAGACGTTAGTAGGGTACAATGTAAAGTTTGATGCGAAGTTTTTAGAGAATGAGGGTTTTGCCATAGATACTATGGACTTAGTTGATGTACTGGTGATGGTTAGAATGACTGAACCCACTACTATAAATCAGCTTAGTTTAACTGATACTATAATTAGAAGTTATGGTGATGAAGCAGGACAATATGATTTAGATACTAAACAAGTATTACGCAAGAATAAGTGGACTAAAGACTTTTCATTAGCTCCGCCGTCTGTATTAGGACCATATTGCATCAAAGATGTAGAGTGGACACGGAAAGTTTACTTTGATAGGTTAGCAAAACTAGAAGAAACTAAGCAATCTGACTTGTTTAAGTTTCAATGTGATCTAACTAAAACATTGTACACGATGGAAAAACGTGGAGTGCCTATAAATAATGCGTATGCTAAGGTGGCATATGACAAGATGGTTACCAGAATTGATGCTCTTAAACAGCAAATATATGAATTAGCAGGGGAAGAGTTCAATATAAGTAGTCCAAAACAGATAGGTACTATATTTAATGGCATGGGGGTACACTCTCCTGCTAAAACAAGTAAGGGTGCAGAGGCGTGGAATGAAGCAGTGTTAGTACAGCTTAACAATCCACTCGCAGGTTTAATTAGACAGTATAGAACACTCGATAAGTACAGAGCCACTTACATAGAGCCTTATATAGACATGCCTGTACTACATACTAACTTCTGCAATTGGGGCACAGTGACTGGTAGATTATCATCACGGAACCCTAATCTACAGAATATACCTAGAGATGTGGTATATGTAGAGGATAGAGAGCTAACTGACAGTGATAAAGTTGATATAAAGGATAGAGTTGCCGCGTTGATCTCAAGTAAAGGTGGTAATTCTCAGACTCAATTGACTGATGATGTCCTTAAGACGTGGAGTTTCTTAGGTGGGGACAAATTTGATCAAAATGACCCCCGCCAAGTTGCTATTAGACACTTATTTGTACCTAGACCGGGCTATAAGATGGTTGCATACGATTATTCGCAGATGGAAGTGCGTGTATTTATGTATTATGTCAATAATGACGAGATGAACGAGCTTATGAAGCAAGAAAACGTAGATTTTCACGGCGAAGCAGCTAAAATTGCGTTTAATATTGAAGAATCTGACCCTCAGTTTAAGTTTTTTAGACAATTAGCTAAATCAATCACGTTTGGAGTGATATATGGTATAGGTAGAGACAAATTATCTATGCAATTAAACACAACACCTGTTGAGGCAGCTAATTATAAGACAACATACCTTAATAACATGAAGGGATCTAAAAGATTCTTTGATGCAGTGGTTAGGACTATTAAAACTAGAGGAACAGTACGCAGTAGGTATGGTAGAATATATAAAGTACCCGCTGATTTTGCATACAGAGGAGTTAACTACTTAATTCAAGGCACTAGTGCTGATATAATGAGTGAGAGAATGGTTGAGGTGCATAAATACTTGCAGGATAAGAAGAGTAATCTATTACTACAAGTACACGATGAGATTATATGCGAGATACATGAAGATGAATTTGATGATGTTGCACCTAAAGTCAAAGATTTAATGATAGAAAACACACTTAACATACCTTTAGAAGTAGATATGGAGATCTGTGATCCATCTTGGGCAATAAAAAAAGATGTAGCAGATAAAGATAAATTTAAACTAGAAGAACATATAGATTGGGACTAATGAAAGTAACAGCAAAGAAAAACGAAACATTTGAAAAACTATTAAGACGTTTTAAAAAGAATTTACAAAAAGACAACACTCTTAATACTTATAGAGAAAAACAACAGTTTACCCCTAAAAGCGTAAAGAGACAACAACAAAAAGCAAATAAGTTAAGAAAGAGTAGGGAGCAAGATGTCTAGTAAAGATATATTCCATTGTGAAGAAAATGATGATGAAGTTATATATTATGACGGACTTAAAGAAGCATTTATAGGTTTAGGACATCAACAGTTTAAAGGACCTTACGCTGTATATGATAGGGAAAAAGCAATAGAAATAATTGCTAGAGATATTTATAGTGAAAAGAAAAAAGATTACAATTTTGATGACATGGATGCAGAGACGCGATTAAATGTTGTACAAGCAGTAGGCGATGAAGCTTATGAAGAAGCGATGGAATACTTTGAGTACAACACTGAAGGAGCATGGATGGGAGATAGGACACCTATATTTGTAATGATGAAACACTTATTGACACCAATAGAACCGATAGAGGAGGACTAAATGGCAGCAGCAGGATGGCAAAACCCAAAAGCCCCGTATGATTTTACAGAAGGAATGTGGCAAGACTACAAGAAAAATTATTCACACCTATCATGGGAAGAATATAGACAGTTGACTAAGTGGGGTATAAAAAACTTAGTAGATAAAACACCAGATAAACCTAAACAGGAAAATAAAAAGTATAGTTTTACAGAAGCATATAATAGACCTGTTGAAGAAGCCACTGACCCTGTACATTATCATTTTGATATAGAACCTTTTGATTACATACATGACAATCAAATGGGGTTTGCAGAGGGGAATGTGGTAAAATATATAACAAGGTGGAGATACAAAGAGAATGGTATCGAGGACCTATATAAAGCAAAACAGTATATAGATATGCTGATCGCAAAGGAGATAACAGATGGCGAAAGTCGGACTTAAATTAGGATTTACATTTAGAGTAGGTCCACTAGATACAAATCAGTATGCAAGAATGGACATGGAGATCCATGACATTGATACTGCACTACCAATAGAAGAACAATTAGAAGAAGCAGGATTAACTTTAGACAAAGCCTATAAAGCGGTGCATGATAAAGTAGATGGTGAAATTAGGAACATCCTAAAGAAGGGTAAAAAGAAGGATGGAGATTGAGCACGTTAGGGCTATTGTCACAGAACAATTCTTAG